AAAAAGTATTGACTTATTATGTACAGTGATATATACTATAAACATAGCCAACGGGCAAGCACACAATAACAATTTACAAGTACTAAAGTTTTACAGACTATACACCGTGTATACTGCTTATACACAATAAACAATTAAGCATAGTATACTCTGTAAACAGTTATAGTACACAAAAAGTAAAAAAGTTATTGACAAACTAGCACAAGTAAGCTATAATGAATACATAACGATAAGCAAGCAAGCGCAATCCTTGCAAGATAAAGAACTAATAAGGCTTAAAGTTATGATGAATGCTAGGTTAAGAGACACGCCAATTTTATGGATGTGTACCGGCTTATAAATCCAGACACCAAAGCCAGCCACTAGTGAGACAGGCTATTGCTAAATATGCAAAAAGCCTAACGACGTGGGGGTTATGCAAGGTTAGGTGTGTACTTTAACAATTAAAAAGTTTATACATGCTGACAAGCCCTGAAACTGGGCGGGGTGTATAACAATACGATTATAGCTTGGGGGCTTGACAAGATTAAGCCCCTTGTGCTACAATGGTAGCATAACAACAATAATAAGAAGAAGGGGTGATATGAAATTATTCACAATCACGGCAACACCTATAATGAATGAGGCGCAAGCGCAAGAATTTCCAGGATATAAAGGGGATATTGTAAAATTAAATAAGAGTAATCTCAGGGATTATAAGCAACAGGTAGCAGGGATCCTAGCTAACTGGGGTATTGATAGATTCACCATCTATCAAGTGGATGGCTATTGGATGGGGCAAGGTGAAGCATCATTCAAGATTGAAATTGCTATTGACAGCGACTCAGAGAAGGTGTATACTGTAGCTAGGGAGTTACGACGGATGTACAATCAGGATGCTGTTATGCTAACTCTACCTGATAACACGGTAAAATTTATAGAGGATTAGGGGGGTGTAGTATAAAATTAAGCACGGCTGAATATATAGCACTAGTATTAACAATTAACAGTAAGGAGTTATAAAATGACTAAGGCTGAACGGATAAAAGCATACAATGATCTATACCCAGGATTTAATATCACGGGCATCAAGAAGATGACAGAGGATGAAATTGAATCACGTATTCAATGGGGTGGGCGATCACTCAGGGATGTATACAAGCGCCCTAGCGATGCTAAGCTTGAAGCATATGATGACTTGATTGAACAGTACAACCCTAAGAGTATACTAGCGATTCAAGGCAATAGCCAATCATTTTCAGTACTATTGGTGGCGTGGAATGGCGATACGCTACATATCACCAAGGATAATAACTATCTAGTGGAGGGGGTATAAGATGAGTAAAGTATTTAAGGTAGAATTTAGCTATACAGTATATGGTGTAGCACAACACATTGAAGCTGATACGCAAGAAGAGGCTGAGAAGTGGCTATTCGATGAACTATCACTTAACGGCATCGGTGAGTTTACAGATGAGAATGCGCAATTTGAAGCTAAGGTGACTGACCGTGAATATAACACTCAGAATGCGAAGGAGATTGAATAATGGCAACAAATAACTTTACAAGCGTAAACCCCACGGGGATATATGCTATAGATTTACTGAATGACGAAGGGGCGCAAGATGACCTTGACCTTATTCACGAAAATGTTATACGTGAACTACAGGGGATGGGACTTGACACCCGTGAACAAGATTGTTTAGGTAGTCAAGAGGGATGGCTGTTCGGTATGGTGTACGGGGTTGACAATGGCAACTATGAGTATGTAACTGTTGAACTACAGACACGCAATGGATACTATGAAGGCGCAAATCTTGATTATGTAGTGGGATACCTGGTGGATGGTAACGAGTATGACGATGAGTCACTAGAGGATGCTTATGTATTTAATAAGCGTAAACAGGATTATGTTGAAATATCTAAGACACGGGTGAAGAGACTAAGAGCACAAGCACGGGCTATTGTCAAGAAGATTGATAAGGTATATAGCAATAACACGACAGTGTTACGCAAGGTTGGTCAGTTTAATAACGGAGAGGCGATATACGAGAGTGTATAGATATAAGCTAATGTTTAAAATACCACAGTGGTTGACACAAGAGTTGACACGTGCTAGAATAACATTTAACCTAGATAAGAAGGGATTATAGAAATGAGTAAGCGCGAGAAGGTGATCCTAGCGGTGGTACTAGTGGTGACGGCGGTGGCGGTTTATATCGACCACCAAAGCACTCAGGAATGTTTGAAACGTGGCGGGGCGGAATTGGTCTGCTATGGTATAAAATGATAGAAGAGAAGAAGAGAAGGAGTAAAGAAGTGAGTAAAATTAAAATGCCATCAGTTAGCGAGCTTATGCGACGATTTGAGGCTAAACACGGATACGAGCCAACCGCTGAGGAATTGAGCGACGCGTGGTTTAGTGGTGAATTAGACACGCCAATCAAAAATAATGAGAAGCGTTTGAGCAATGCAAGCTACCTCTATCTTAATAAAGTGAAAAAAAGGCTATTCAGCGGGTTAGGGTTCTATCCTGGCGACCGTAAAATAGTAGAGATATACCTAGCGGGCGATTTAAGTCTGTCTGATGATGAGGAGGACGCTATTATTGAGCTAGCAGAACTAGAGGGAATGAGATAAGGGAATAATAGGAGGAATTGAGATGAATATCGAAGATATCGCCAAAGATATGGCGCGGGATGGGTATAACTCAAAAGACGACGGGGCTAATAACAGAGCACTGAAAGAATATCTACAGACGCAAGCAGGACTAGATAACTATAAAGAGTGGATAACGTCTATGCTTGAGGCGCAATACAACAGCGAGGACGTGGAGGAAGCCTTGAAAAATTGCACAGTGGCGGATTGGCTGGACGATATGCTAAACACGCCAGGCGAGCCGATTGCTAAGGATATCCTAGACGGCTGGCGCAATAAAGAGATTGCGGCGTGGATGGAAATATTAAGTGCGCTAGAGAACACACACGACAAAGTCAGAGAAGCGGCAGACGACCCAGACGACAAGTATTATCTGGAGCTATCGAAAAACCTGGGCACGCTTTACGTGATGGACAACGATGATTATAGCGTGGTTGAAGCATACGACCTCTGGGCAATCCAGAACGAGCTAGAAAAATACGACAGCGACTGGACAGAGGCGGATTATAGTAGCATTAAAGACGTAGTAAGGTAATTTACATTTTTCTATTGACTACAAATACATAGTGTGCTAAGATAGAAGCATAACATAAGAAAGGGTTATAGTGAAAGTATATATAGAAGAAATCGAAGAACTAAGTGCCCACGGGGTTACAACGTACAGTTTAGTACAGGGTATGAATGTGTACCATGCAGATGTACGGGCGAGTGGCATCGAGATTGTATCACGCAACATGGATACAGGCGAGAGTACGCCACTTGGCAACAACAGCGAAAAATATAAAGAACTGGTTGAGGCACTAATACCTGAACTATATAAGGAGAAATAAGATGACAAAACGACCAAATAAACTAGGACGTATCGAGGGTGAAACTAAGGTACGTTGGTACAAGAAAACTAACTGGAGAGTGATTGGCAAAACCATATTGATGGTTGGGCTGGTTGCACTTGGTGTACTAGGTACGCTACAATACCAGAAGATTATTAACAACATTAAAGCCGAAGGAGTAGCTGAGTACAAGCTTACTTGTGAGAAATTCACTGACAAGGATAAGAAGGTCACTTGGCTAGAGTGTGATGAGTAATTTAAGCGAAGAAACTTTAGAAAAGATACAGGCGGATACTATGGGACAAGAGAACGAAGCAGCACTAGATGCAGCATACGAAGATGGGCTACAAGCCGGACGTGAAGAGATGGAGCTAGAGATGCTAGACCAAATCGATGAAGCACGTAAAGAAGGCTACGATGAAGGGTACGCTGAGGCACTTGAAAATGCTATTAAGGCAATGGAGGGACTACAGTAATGAGCAGTTTTGATGAAGATATGAAAGAGATGCGGAGGCAGGTGACCGCTGAAGTAATCTACACAATCGGTTCAGACCCCAGGCTATATAACCTATTAAAGAATAACAAGACCGGTAAGGAGATGAAGACAGCAGTGTACGCTTATGCCGAGGAACACGACAACGAGTTCGGGCCGGTGTTCAAAGCTGAGCTGGATGCACTTAACCGCAACGACTGGAAAGCTGTTGTGGAGAGTATCTAGTGAAAATAAGGAAAACGCAGCCATCCCGCCTAGTGTTGGGCGGGGTGATAGCTACACTATATGTAGTGGTGGTTGTAATATTATGGCACTATGTCATATACGGATAGGGTAAAAATAGAAAAAAGTGCTATAAAATTGCAAAAAACTATTGACAAATTAAGACAAGTGTGCTAATATGGATAGTATGAGGCAAGTACTCGGACGAGTCGAAGCCTCAAACATCAAGTCTAATGTGGGTGTCCGTCTGACCCATTGCAAAATCTCAGACGAGGGTAAATCTTCTATATGACGAAACTTCCGCTCTGACGTGGGACTGTCAACGGAGACGCTGGTGCACTGAAAGGTGTTTTATGTCACAAATATAGGAGGAAAACCACTTGAAATAATCGTAAGGACGGGATGCCTTGAATAAGGTCTGTAGCGTGTTGGCGACAGCTTGCGGTGCGTTTGGTGATTAGATGGTTGGAGGCTATAATTCCCTGGGCGGTTCACCAGCGGGATAAAGTCCCTTATACCCAAAAATAGTTAGAGAAAGGATTACATGAGGTTATATAAGCTTTTAAGGGATACACCAACAATCAAGGCTGGGACTATGTTCAGGGAGGTTGTTAGTGACTACGATGGGGTAAGGGAGCTGGTGCGGGTTACACCAATCTCAGCTAAAACCAACCCCCAATGGACTATCCAAGATGTAGATAACTTTGACGAGTGGTTCGAGGAAATGGAAGAACCAACAGACAGTATTCACTGGAAGCCCGTAATAGGTGAGGAATATTGGTCTTTCTATTCAGACGGAGGAATTAGCCATAATGTTTGTACTGGCGGCTATTGGGATACCGCACGCTATGAAATGGGTAGAACCTATCGCACCGAAGAAGAATGCGAAAAAGCTCGTGACCGTGAACTAGCCAAAGTCAGACTACAGCGAACCTCGACCTTTAAGCCAGATTTTGAGAATGGAAACGGCGGGTGGGCCGTAGGGTACAACCATCGCTTGAAAATGTTGATTTGCTCTAATATTCCAAGTGCAGATTTTGGCGAGCCTGTACGCTACGCAACCGCAGAAGACGCTAGAAGGTCTATCGAGGAAAACGAGGGAGATTGGAAGATTTATTTTGGAATTAAGGAGTAGGAATAATGAAAGAATTTAGTATTCCAGTAAAAATAACTTTAGACTGTTATTTATCAGTGAAAGCTAATAATCAAGACGAGGCTTATGAAGTTGCCGATGACACCATGTACTGGGCATATCAGAATGGCGCACCAGAGCAACATAAAGACTTGTCTATTCTAGATTGTGAGATAGCAGTGGATGGTGAAGATATAGATTTAAACGAGTGGAGAGACCCGTCAGATACAGATTCGTAAATATGTACTCTACGGGTGGCCTGAGCAAGTTGATAAACTGCTCAATCGGGTACAAATCGTACCCAGTAGAACATTAAATTCAACCGTAGAACTGGCAGCATGACCTGAGGAATAAAGCTGGGTTCCCGAACGGGAGTAAGCCGAAAGGTGAGAAATCCTTCGCTCCGTGATTGTGCTATCAACTGGCAACATCAGTGTCTAGGCTTTTCATTTGTCTATAGAATTGAGTGCAGGTGGAAATCGGCTCAATCTGGTGTTGTCAACTGGCTATATAAGTGGCGGAATAGGTAAAGATTAACTGACAGCTTAGACTAAGCCTCGTATGAAAATACGACCCCTGGGATGAAAGCAAAAAGCCGCATAATGTAAAATAGGGAAAAGTCAGTTGCGTAACTGTGATGTGACTTTACGAAACCTAATTCCCTCGAATGTGAGGAAATTAAAACTCGTCAAATCATCACCTTATATGGCCAACCAGTTCTGCGGTTGAGTGTAAATAAGGAGGAATAGTTATGAGTGAAACAGTAGGATATGTAGGAAAACTTAAACCTTGTAAAAAATATAAAGACGCTAACGAACTTCAAGCCAATCTACAAGAGTTCTGGCAAAGCATACCTAGAGAAAAACGTAATAAATTCTATCAAGACGTAGAAGAAATTGACGATTATGAATTAGAGGATAACGGCTATGTCATTATCGATGGAAATTGTATTTATAAGGTCGAACTAGATAAAGAGTTTGATGTATATGACAACTTCGTTGAAGTCACTCAAGTTCAAGATGATGTCTATGAATTCATAACGCAGTTCTATAACGGCTCAACCGACCTTCAAGAAATGCTACAGAAGGGTCTTGACCAAACGAGAAATAGTACGGAGGATGTGTTATGACAGGCAATGGTTATTATCCTAACAAACTAATTTATCTAGGCGACAACACTGAAAACCGGAAAGCAATCCTAGTGTCTGTACCAGATGAGTTTACCGATGCCGTACTTGAAACCATAGAACTTGGTGACAGCGCCTTTGAAGACAAATATCATCAAGTAGCCGCAGCTGCTGGTGCTGAGTTTGTAGACATCAACGACATTAAGATTATTGGTCAAGATAATCAACCAACAGACAACGAAAGGAAATCTAAATGAAAATCATAGCAGAAAAATCCAGCTGAAGAAGTCTCACTATGGATAAAGACTTCGAAGATAGCCCAAAGGAGGATGAATAATGAGAAAGAGGAGGGTGGCGGACGGTCAAGCTGATATTTTTGGTACTATTCATAACCTAGATAAGTTGGTACATCCGCCTAGTGTTATTGAATCTGAGGGACTGCGGGTTATTCACTTTGCAATATCTGAGGACGACATGGCTATACCGGGTTATTTTAAGGAAGTAAAAGAGCAGGCTAGACGATTGTTACCAGAGACTAAATCACGAGGTAAACCGCCCTGGATGAGGGCTGAATGGCAGGCTAAACGGAGAAAGGAGAGGGATGCAGCAGGATAGAGCGCTTGAAATAATGCTTCGAGGCGATAATGTTATGCTGACCGGCCCTGCTGGTGCTGGTAAGTCCTATCTCCTGAATAAGTTTATTAGCAAGGCGCGGAGGCAAAAGAAAAAGGTGGTGGTGACAGCAACCACAGGACTTGCAGCAGCACACCTGAGCGGTCAGACAATCCATAGCTGGAGTGGCATCGGGTTGGGATCTAAACTACATGAAGACTACATTTACATGATGTCTGAGACGAGAAAAAAGGCAATACGTAAGACAGATGTTTTGATTATTGACGAGGTGTCGATGATGCATGATTATAACCTTGATATGGTCAATCAGGCTATGCAGATTATACGAGAGAATAATGAGCCGATGGGCGGTATTCAAACTATCCTGTGTGGCGACTTTTTCCAGCTTCCACCCGTGTCAACCAACGGTAGCGGTCGGTTTATCACTGAATCAACAACATGGCACGATCTGGGATTGTCTGTTTGCTATCTGGAGGAACAACACAGGGCAGAGGATCTGCGCCTGCAGGACATATTAAACGCCATGAGGGCCGGAGATATGCGACAGAGGCATTTGGACTGGTTGCTGTCTAGGATGCGTCAGAAAGCCCCTAGTGACGTTACAAGGCTATATACAACTAATGCTGACGTTGATGAGTTAAACCGGCGAGAATTAGCAGGAATGTCTGGTGATAGTCATTTCTACATGCGGACCAGTCGTGGTCGATGGGAAGCAATTCTCAGCTTACAACGCAATGTACTTGCCCCTGAGCTGCTTGAGCTAAAGCTTGGTGCTATGGTTATGGCAGTAAAAAACGACCCAGAGGGTCGCTATCATAATGGGAGTATAGGTTCGGTTATAGACTTCACGAGTGACGGGTTCCCTATAGTGAATTTTGGTCATCCTGTTATAGTTTATCCTGATGAGTGGGAATTACGGTCGGGTGACAGAATAACAGCCGCCATCACACAGATACCACTACGTCTAGCTTACGCAATCACCGTACATAAGAGTCAAGGCATGACGCTTGACGCGGCCGAGATAGATCTGAGAAAAGCGTTTGTTGAGGGTATGGGCTATGTGGCCTTGAGCCGGGTTAAAAACCTTGATAATCTGTATCTCATAGGGATAAACCAGAGGGCATTAAAGGTATCAAAAAAAGCTCAGCAAATTGATGCGGAGCTTCGTAATAGATCAAAACTTTTGGCATAAAAAAGAACCCCCGAGGGATTTTAGGGGTTCATAAAACCTAATGGTTTTTGAGAAGAAAGGAGTTGTAGAGAAAACTCTACACTAACAAATATATCATACATTTGGTGTTTTGTCAAGGGGTTAATTTGATAATTTGTAAATTCTACAACACATTTTTGGTTAAAGGTATTGACTTTTAATAAGATCTGTGCTAAGATGAAATAAGAAAGGTAGCAATGGGTGCAATAATATTACTAATAATTGTAGGCATCATATACGCAATAACGTTTAAAATGACAAAGGAGTTGTAATGAGTGAACCAAAAACGCTTACATACCACAGCAAGCTGGTTGGTGTTACATTCGAGGGGCGACAAGATGTAATCAAATCTCTTCGCGGTAAAGAGCCGCTGCGAGTTCGCCGTGAGAAAGACAATAAATACGACCCACGAGCGGTTGCTGTTGATGTCTACAAAGATGACGAGTGGATTCCTATCGGCTACATCGCTAAGGATAAAAATAAAGACATTAGCGAGACCCTGGACGCCGGCAACACAGTATATATTTCGATCGGCGATATCACAGGTGGTGGGGATAGGTCATACGGAGTGAACATTTCGCTTGAGTATAAGTTAACAGAGGAAGAGGCTCCAGAAGCTCGTGAGAGCGTCCCTAGCAAGGCTGAAACCCTCAAGGTGCTTAATTACCTCACTAAGGCTATTGAGGGGGCTCAGAACGGCTCTAAACACGCCACAGAGGCATATACGTCGCCATTGACTGGTGAAACTATTGAGCTTGAAGTTGTGAATGGTCATAAAGAACTCAAGGGCTTTATGAGCGGAAGCAAATTCCCTGAGCAATTTTACCAGCCATTTGATCGTGAGGGCATCCTCGCTGCTATGGCCGAAAAACACAATGTTGATGCTGATGCTATTGAGGCGATGTGGAATCTAAACAATGAAGCCTCTACTGGCTATGGCACAGCAATTCATGCAGCTCTTGAGAACTATGACCGAAACTTTAAGCTTGGTGATAAGACAAAGTTTGTTAAAGAGTTTAAAACAAAACCGACAGAGTATGGTCCTAACCGAGCGTTGAGTAAGAATCCATTCATCAAAAAGATTGTTGAAGATTTCCAAGATAAATTCGGCGGAGACTACGAGAGGTTGTCTGAAGTATTTATTTGGGATGCTGGGTTAAAGTTGTGTGGGTCTATTGACCGACTGGTGGTTGTTGATCGCAAGAAAAAGATTGTCCGTATTCAGGACTTTAAAACTGATGGTAACATCCATGAGAAGAAATACCAGCTTGCCGATAGTCCGTTTAAGGATAAAATGGGGAGTGAGCTTCTTGATTACCACTGGCTACAACTAAGCTTCTATGCATTTTTGCTTGAGATCAAGGGATATGACGTGCGGGGCTTAGATATTTACTGGCTCAACCCCGAGAAACTCTGTCGCGGTGAGAACGCCTGGGAAGAGTTTAGCAGCAAGCCAATTGACATTCGGGAGGTAATCATCAATGGATAACATTGAATATGAAGATCCAGAAAAAGTAATAGCAATATTGAAAGGAGATGATGATGTTCAGCAGGACTAAAGAAAAAATCAAGAACGACATATTTATATTACGCGAGCGGGTGGATCGTGTAGAAAAAGAGCTTGACAAAATACAAACGAACGGTGTAGCAACAGCAATTAACAAACTAAACAAAGAGGTTTTTGAAAAAACCAAGCCGACTGGCGACTATTATAAGCTAATATGGGGCAAGATGTGGGGAGAGACCATTCCTCAAGAAGCGACATTATCCGCTAAGGTTGACGCCATTATCGATCACCTCAAGCTTGAGATTAAGGTTGAGCCAGAGCGAGTGACGCAAACACCGGTTAAGGTGTCGGCAAAGAAGACTAAGAAAGGGAGTAAATAATGCCTCAAATTTGGAAAGTATCAAAAGTGTTTCAGTCAACTAACCGCGAAACAGGCGAGCCTGATGTTATCAAAACTAAGGGCGGAGACATGCATAAATTTATGGTGCAGGTCGAGAATCAGCCTGTTGACGGGTGGTTGCAGCTTCTAAAGAAGATTGGTAACAAGGTTGAAAAGGGCGATGAACTCTATGGCGATATCGTAGAAAACAACTACGGCAAGCCACAATATGTTCGTGCAGACCGACCACAGGAAATGCGAACCAGCAGTCAAGCAAAAGCACAGCCATCAGGAGAACTAGAGGCTAAGGTTGATTACCTTATTTCTCTAGTTGAGAATTTTCTCGACGCTCAGGGTGGCAAAAAACCAGCAGGAGCTACTAACAGCTCTAAGGCTGGTGACGATGCCCCAGCAGACTTGACTAGCCTTGACTTTTAGGAGGTCGGTGATATGGAAGAGCTGCTACAAAAAATACAATACATCAATGAAAAGTTCTCAGATGCAGAATGGCTGAAGTCTCAAAACGGAAACGTCCTGAGTTACACGGCAATGAAACTGGCAGCGATGAAAGGCTATCTTATTGATGTTAAGGCAAATGCGCAGATGGACATGCTCAAGGCAGAGACCAATATGGAGACTGAAAAGGGCAAGGCATATCTGAAGATGAAAGAGGAGCATGGCACCACTGCAGCTATTGACGCAAAGAATACCGTGGAAGAATATATAGCTGCTAAGAATGAGTATGCAGAAAAGCGGGTGAACTATGAGAGGTTGAGGGGTGTTGTTGCAGACACCCATGACCTCATTGAGGCGATCCGCAGTCGAGTTATTGACCTACAGGGCGCTCGTAAAGATGAGGGAATCCGTTAGTGGGGTTTCAGGACATGGTGGAGGTTGTTCATAAGGCAGCCTCCTCCAAGGGCGGAAAGATCAGAGGCAGGAAAGGCTTAGCAGCCATGTCGCCCGAGAAGCGACGTGAGATACAGTCTAAAGGGGGTAAAGCTAGACATGGAGATAACGATAGAAAAGCGACCAAGCAGGCGCAAGGTAGTGGACGTAGAGGTCCATCAGTCCTGGAAACAATACTTGGAGGTATAGATGGAGATAACGATATTCGGGCAAACACCGAGTCAAAAAAACAATAAACAAATTATCCCATCGAAGCCTCCGCGATTGGTGGACAACGCTATTGTTAAGAAATGGCGAAAAGAGACCTCTGAGTATTTAAGTGACACCTACAAGGACAACCTTAGGGGAAAACAAGTGGTCGCAATCTATACCTTTTATTTGAAAGATCGTGTCAGGAGGGACATTGATAACATGATTAGCTCGTGTAATGACGCTCTTGTTGAATCTGGTATATTATCAGATGACAATTGGAAAGTGTTGCGTATAGGTGGAGCAGAGGCGACCGTAGATAAAGATAACCCTCGGGCTGAGATCGTATTAGTTGAGGATGAATGGGATGTTTGATTATGAAAGATACAAAACAAGCGAGGGAGCATGGCTCGCGTTCAGGAAAAGGTGGCTCAGAGACAACCCGCCACTGGATAATGGCTATTATATGTGCGGGATTTGTGGTGATTGGGTTAGAGCGAGTGAAGTCACACTTGACCACATTGAGCCTAGAACGGCAGAAAACATCTATCGTTCTGACAATATTCAACCAGCCCATGGATCTTGCAATTATCACAAAGGATCGCGAAGGATTCGGCCAAAAGTAGACAAAGATACTTACAAGTTCTTAAGCTTTTTAAGCGATATATAGGAGTGTTATGAAAAAGAAATTACCGTTCGTTAAATGGTTTATCAAGAAAAACAACGTTGAACATCAAAATAGGATTCGCGTTGCTAAGGCGACAAACAGGGGTGATAAGGCATTCCTTGGCAAGAATGTAAATTCTACAACATAAAATTCAGAAAAAACTATTGACTTTTTGAACAAGGTGTGCTAGTATTAAATAGTAGGGGGAAATATTATGAGTAAAATTAAATCACTGGTTCCACAATCGGTTAATGAATTTGACGAAATTGACTTCGGAGAACAAGCTAGGGCCTAGCGAGGCCAGATGGATATAAAGGCTTGGGAAGTCTATCCCACTTTATATTAGTTAACGAAAGGCACATTATTAGTACCAAATTAAATTGGCTACGCAGCCGCTCACTATACATTGTGGTTGCTATCCTAATCACACTGAACATCATTATGCTTACAAAGCATACAGAGACTACTAACACATTATCTAATGTACAAGCTCAGGTGGTTGAAGAAAAACAGGCCCGTCAGACCGTTTATAAGCGTCTGTCAGAGCTTAAAACTGAAAAGATAGCTACTGATACATCTCTACGGGAAGAACGCCTGAAAACGGCCGAGAAAGAAAAAGAGATAGAATCGTTAAAAGAGAACTTGCAAGCTAAGAAAGAGCGAGAAGCTGAACAAGCTAGAATAGCCTCAGAGCAAGCAGCACAAAAGCCAAAGGCACAAGCCACAAGCGCACCTGCTGCACAGATTTCTGGAGACAAACACTCTTGGCTTGCAGCAAGCGGAATACCGGAAGCTCATTGGGGACACGTAGACGCTATTGTAACCCGTGAGTCAGGTTGGAATCCAAACGCAGTAAATGCCTCCTCTGGAGCATGTGGACTAGGCCAACAACTACCTTGTGGTAAATGGGCTGGCGCATGGAATGACCCAGTAGCAGCATTGAGAGCAATGAATGGCTATGTGAACGGACGCTATGGCGGGTGGCCACAGGCTGTTGCATTCTGGAACTCTAACGGCTGGTATTGACAATATGGGGACTCCTATCGCATAGACGTGGAGATAAAGGCTAGCGAACAACCCTTTGTGGTGTCCCGCTGCAGCCCAGTGTGAGGGGTTAATCTCACACCTTTATTTATTACCTCGTACCTGTAGCAAACGAGCAAGCAGGTGCTGTACAGCGAGGTCGGCCCGACGGGGCTTTAAGGCGGATGGTAGGTGTGGTCATCTTATCGGTCTCATTCTGTTCTTTATTAAAACTAATCAGAAAAGTAATTTGATTGGTTTCTAGCTAACTCTGATGCGATAATAGCATACGGTAATAAGAATAGAGAATAGAATAAGCCGATCAATCAAGTTCGATTCTTGGGTCCGCAACCAAATGAAAATTCGGGACGGACAAGGCTTTGGCCAGGTATTCCAGCGTAAGGGTAGTGAAAACCCTCTTTAGATGGTGAAACCTGGATGGGTAGCGAGTGGTCCCCCCTCCTTTCTGGGGCATAAACGGTCAGACCGGGTGTTAAATCCTGCATTAGGCAGCGCCCGGCACGAGGGTTCGATTCCCTCATGCTCCACCAAATAAGCACATAATAGTATTGCACCGACTAAACAGGCGCAGCACAGCCTGGACTCTCTGACCAAGAGTAGGGAAATAGACGAACAAGGGTTGGGAGCCCCAAGCGAGTAGAAAATGTCGATTATTGGTCACGACTATACTCGTAAAACATTGTGTGCTTAGAGGTTTATGTGTGGGATAAATTGGCGCAGCGACCCCGAAAAATGTCTGCGCCTCCACAGCAGGGTAAGGTGTTACGGTAGCACATGTGGTCTGGAACCATGAAGCCCAGGTTCAACTCCTGGTACCCTGACCAAAATTAAGAGAAGAAATGGGAATATGGACGATTACGAATATGAATTATTGAACATGTCTCAGGAAGAAATGGAGCAGATAGCTAATGGAGATGGTTCCGAAGATATTGATTTATGATCTGGAAGTTAGCCCAACATTGGGCTGGACATATGGTCTCTACAAAACAAATGTTATTAAGGTAGAGCAAAACCCTAGTATTATGAGTATTAGCTGGCGGTGGTACGGCGAAGATGTTACACATCACGAAAGTCTAGCTACCATTCCTCGAAAGGGACGAACTAGTGCAAATCTTGCTCTTGTTAAGCTTATACACAGACTATTTGATGAAGCTGATATTGTCGTGGCGCACAACGCTAACAGGTTTGATAACAAGGTTGCAACCGCAAGCTTTCTGAGGTACAATCTAGCACCGCCATCACCATATAAGACGGTTGATACTCTGGCTGTGGCACGAAGTGTTGCGCGGTTTAATAGTAATAGCCTTGATAGCCTCGGTAAGTTATTTGAAGTTGGCTCTAAGACCGAGGTCACCCATGGAGATTTATGGTATGGCTGCTTGACAGGAAATAAAAAGGCCTGGGAGCAGCTCAGAGAGTACAACAATCAGGATGTTGACTTGCTGTACTCTATTTACGAAAGGCTACGACCATACATCAAGAATCACCCTAACATCGGTGACCTAGCACAAATCGACGGGGTTTGCCCTAAGTGTGGCAGTAACAATCTTGAGCGACGTGGTTTCAATATGAGACGCAATGGTAAGGTTCAGCGCTTTCAGTGTAAGTCGTGTGGCGGGTGGTGTTCAGAGGCAACACTACGCACAACCGGAGGAAGATTGGTTAACAATGGATAGACTAGAAGATATAATATGGTCAGCTGGTTTTATGGAGGGCGAAGGTTCTGCTGGGTTTTACAAGGCAGCCGGACGGAGTTCAAGGCTATGCTTATCAGCGACCCAAAAGGACATAGCTCCGCTTGAACTTCTAAAAGACTTATATGGTGGAAATATTATTAAGAATGAAGATAGAGATTACTATGTATGGCAGTCATATAACCAGCCAGCGCTGTATGCGATAAGGGCCTTTGTCCCTTACGTGAAAAGTAACTATAAAAATAATCAGTTCTGGAGTGCGGTGCATCAGTATTTAGATTACAGAGCAGCACTGGGTAAAGAGAGGTATATACGGCTTCGGAAGAATGGCAAGTTGGACGTAAGAATAAATTCTAATGGAAAAACCATAAACGTAGGTACTTTTGATAAACCGGATGAAGCTAGGGCTGCATTGGCAGAGGCGATATCTAATGAAGCTAAGCTTAATAGAAAAGGCAGACTAGTTAACGCATAATAATATAGAAAGGAGTGCAGCGATGAGTGAATACGCATCGGGTATCAATAATTGGCCGGACAATCAGCCGGCATTACCAGACATGGAGCTGGTTAATATTATTAGGAATATGCCCCCAGAGGAGCGCATGGAGAACAAGCGACGGTGGCTTGATGAAATATCAGAGCGTGAAATGCTGTGTCGATTGGTTGATGATGCAAATAAGGCTGATGGGCTAGACCTAGAACTAGATTAAATGGTGGTATATGAGCAAGATAACACTACAATACAAGTTCCCCAGCCGACGAGTAGAGGTCGATGCTATAAAGCGAATGCCTCCAGATCGTGTACAGAAGCTTCGAGATGAAGCAGTTACTAGGCTTGAGCAGTTGGTGGCGTCTTGCGATGATTACTTTGAAAACTTGGTTGAGTCTCACTGCTATATATGCGACAAGTACGGGTACGCCTATTTTGATCTCCCCGATAAATGGGGCTGGCTGAGCGATGGAACGTTGATATGTGATGAGTGTCAGCGAAGATGGGAAGAACGCTTCAATGAGGCGCCAAAAGTTAATAGAGATAGCGAGGGATAAATGAAAACATCAGCGTTTCCTAAAATTCTACACATAGGAAATAAACAAATATCAGACCTGTTCGAAGGTGTTGTTGAGGTAACTGAGAAAATTGATGGCAGTCAGCTGGGACTGGGCAAGATTGATGGCGAGTTATTCGTTCGTTCGAAGGGAAAAGAACAAGACCTCGACAATCCAGATAAGATGTTCGAGGGTGCGGTTGAGTTCGCTAAAACGATTGCCGACAAACTACCAGATAACATAGCCCTATACGGCGAGTGGCTGAGTAAACCAAAGCACAATGTGCTAGCTTACGATAGGACTCCTAAGAACGGTATTGCCTTATTTGGGGTGTACAACCCAGAGACACAAGAACACTATGGCATGGACATTATCTCTGAATGGGCTGAACGACTGGGCGTTGACACAGTGCCTCTACTATTTAAGGGTGAAACTAATGCTCAGGCGGTGCTGGACATGGTTGACAAAACAGACAGTTTCCTTGGTGGTCAAAAGATTGAGGGCGTTGTGGTTAAGCGCTATACACCATGGATGTTTATGGGCAATATCCCGTTGACCGTTATGAGTGGTAAGTACGTCTCAGAGAAGTTCAAAGAGGTTCATGCCAGAGACTGGAAAAAGGAACACACAGATAAGGGTAAGCTTGAGGTTGCCATCAGCCAATACAAGTCAGAGGCCCGATGGAATAAGGCTATCCAGCACCTAAGAGAAAATGGTGAGTTAGCCGGCACGCCTGCAGATATTGGTCGCCTTATCAAAGAGGTACGGTTTGATATAACACTAGAGGAAAAAGAGAATATCAAAGAGGAGCTCTGGAAGATATACAAGGATGACTTTATGCGACACGCGGTGTCTGGTCTACCAGAGTGGTACAAAAAGAAACTAGCTACAGGGGATGTTGATGTCGAGATTGTCAAGGAGAATGGACAAGGTGTCTAATCCCAAAGTCTATAAACGGCTAAAGAGACAGAGAGACACAGACTGTTCATTCTGTCCGCCGAATAGGCGAGAGAATGCCAATAGTTATACATATAAAAGGAAGAAGAAAGAATATCAACTGCCGCCAAGCAAGAAATGGTTTGGCAAGGTTGTGTGGTAGAGGGTAATATGAAAAATGAAGTAGATAGTATTCTGGACGAGCGTGGTAAGCGATATGGCAGCTTTACAGGCCACGCCACTGTGTCACAGGAGATACAAGAAGTTATCCGAGAGGGTTTCAAAAATAGCGAAAACGTCAGCTCTATTTATGATATTGATGACGACATGGCAGAGGCTCTGTTTATGATAGCACATAAGATTGGTCGTATTGTCAATGGTGACCCATGGTACGCAGATTCGTGGATTGATATTGCGGGCTATGCTAAGCTTGTGGCAGACAGATTGGAGAATAACATTGAACGCTGATGAGATTATAACAGACGAGATGACACTGGACGAGAAGTTGGCCGCTATTGATGCTGCTATGAATGATGAGCAGGTTAAAGAGGATTTTAATCGCCGTAATGGTCGGCCGATAGACGCACCGGTTGATCCAGCGGAGCTAACAATGTGTGAGGGTTGCCAGTAATGGAGAAGATGAGGCAACCAGAGATTACAGTATACAGTAAAGAGAACTGTGTGCAGTGCAATGCAACATACCGAGCACTTGGGAAAAGGGCACTTGAGTATACGGTGGTTATGCTTGAGGACAATCCAGGACTAGCCGAGCAGTTCAGAGAAGAAGGCTTCATGCAAGCACCGATTGTTGACATTGGCACTGAGAAGTGGTCAGGCTTTAGGCCAGATAAAATAAAGGAGATATAGCTGTATGATAAAGAAGCTTCTAATGCTGAAAGGGCTACCGGCTTCCGGCAAGTCCACATACGCAAAAGAACTAGAGAGCAAAGGTTGGGGTCGCACCAACAAAGACGACATACGCAAATTGGACTTCCCTAACTATGAATTCAAGGATGAGAAAAAAGTTATTGCGATTGAGAACGGCATGATAAAGGCTCATCTATCAGCTGGTAGGAATGTTGTGGTGGACAACACTCACTTTAATCCAAGACATCAGCAACGACTTGAAGCGATCGCAAAAGAGTTTAATGCTGACTTTGAGGTGATGCTTATTGACACGCCACTCGAGGAATGTATCAAACGAAACCGCAGACGTGCAGACAGTGTCCCGATGGAAGTAATCCTCAATATGTACAATAAATATATAGCACCATACAAGGAAAAACATGTTGAATATGATGATACGCTGGATGAAGCTATTCTGGTGGATATTGACGGTACTCTTGCTCATATCGATGACAATAATCCTCGTGATCCCTATGACGCTAGTCGGGCTATGGAAGACGTTCTTGACGATGCTGTTTCTGTGGTTGCTTCTATGTGCTACAAACACGGCTATCGTGTCATTATACTCACTGGCCGTCATAGTGGCCATCTACAAGTTACAAAAGACTGGCTCGCTAAAAACGGGGTCAACTACGACGAAATTTATTGTCGTGATGAGGGAGATAAGAGACCAGACTACACCGTGAAGCAGGAGCTATTTGACAAGCACATTAGAGGCAAATACAATATTAAGTTTGTTATTGACGACAGACCGTCGGTTTGCCGCATGTGGCGGTCGTTGGGTCTGAAAGTTTTACAGGTTGGTGATCCTCATGTTGAATTTTGATAAGTATGACAGGTATGGTGAGGTTATACGCCCTGGCGATGTTTGTGCGAGGGCGGGCCGTGGAGGCGCTGAGCTTGTTGTTTACAAGGGTCATAGCTGGGGTGCTAAGGGTAGTAAGGGCGAGTTTGGCCGCTTTATCACGCCAGATGGGCATCGTAGTATTAAATATTCTAGTATCGTGTTCGCGTTTGATCCTGTTGGCAATAGGCGCTCTAAGGCAAAGCAGGCGACAAAAATAATAAGAGAATTTTATGAGGGAAAATAGGTATGAAGTTTATCAAAGGTTATAAGCTTATCAGTCAGGAAGAACTGTCCAAGCTGGAGGCAGACGCAGAGGTGCGTGGAGCAAAAGAATCCAAGCAACGGATTGATGAATTAAAGAGGTCAATTGAAAAGAAGAATGGTGAGATTGATCATCTGCGTCAACAACAAGAAGATCTGTGTAAAACAGCGGAGCGTCAGATTGACCGGCTAGAAGCTAAAATCTCTGTGCTTGAGGAAGAACGTGACGAAGTCCGAGAGATTGAAAAGCAGTCACTAAAGAACGCTGACACTGTGGCTATTCTGAAGGCAAAAGAGGAGAGTCTCGATAAGCGGGAGAAGTTACTTGACAAGCGTGAAGAGAAGCTAGCTGATGCAGAGGAGACAAAGAAGATGGCTGCATATGCTGATGGTTTAGCTGACGGACTACGCAAAGCTCATGAAATCACTGAGAAAGACCGCGAAAATGCCCTCAAGGTGGCTATGGTGTCCGCAGCGTCTCATACATCACCAGAAACGATGAAGGAGTTAAACAATGTCCACCAACTTACAGCAGGTAATAGCCAGAAGTAGGCTGTCTACATTAGACGGTGATCTACGAGAAGCTGGTGAGCAGATGCTCAGGGACAAGTTCTTTCCCAAGAATAATAGCACTGAGATTGATAGGGATGTTCTTGAGGCACTACAAAGAAAGAACCTACTTGATGAGATTTATTCAGTCACACACTCTCCTGTCAATGGGGAATTTAAAAAACTTTTTTATATCTCGCATCCCAATCTTAATAGCATTGCAAAGGCTATCAGGAGAGCGAAAGAGGAGCTTGGTATATTTAGCCTCAGCTCTATGTGTCTGGTTATGGGTTGGGATTTTTATCGGGAGCTACTAAGAGCAGATAATGGTTATATTAGACATGGCGAAAGAGACATCAGCATATTGGGCTGCAGGATTGTTGTAAATGACTCGGGGTTTGTATCCTATTTAGAAGTGGAGCTTTGATATATGAGTAAGAGAGAGTTAACAATTACAATTACTGAGGACTGTAGGTTTAGTGTTGCTGACGATATAGTACGTGTACAGATGAGAAATATTGCAATAAGAAAGGGAGAGCGCAATGAGCATAACATTCTTTAACCAATGGAGGCAACTATTCCATCTAGGTTCTATGAATTGGATTGATTTTGATCTTATCAACATCTCATGGGAGATTGATAAGATGACTGAAGATTTTGGAATTGATGTTGCACTATTTGGATTTGGCTTCCATGTCCACTATGTCTCCAGGAGAATGCGCAGATATTTCAATAGTGCGATGGAAAGCTGTAAGGACGAAAGTAAGAATCCAGACTTCAGTCTTTGAGATATAAAAATAAGACCCCACTTAATTGTGAGGTCTTTATTTTATGTCTTAATGTTTTAAGAATCTTTACGGGCTTCGCCAGCCTTTTTACCAGCAAATCCAGCGGTTGTTATAAGTCCTGAACCAACAAGACCAATCTTGAACACACCATCAGCGATGCCATCAACTCCACCAGTGACAAAGCCAAGTGCTCCACCAGCAAGTGCAGCTAACACAATAAGGCCAGCCTTGCCCCAATGTTTTTCGTTTAGCTCCTGGCCAAGTTTTACTAATGCAATAGCAGCAAGTGATAATATTGATTCCATTTATTTATCTCCTATTTTAAATATGTTCTTCAGAAGCTGTGTAAGCTCCTGTAACAGCTTTTTAACATCTTGTAGTAAGGTTGTAGTCTCTTTGTCTAAAGACCCCTCAGACGGCTTCTCATGAGCTTGTGGAGGTATAACCTCTGGTTTCTTCTCCACTTCAGGTGCTGGTGCTGGGATTTCAGTAAGAGCATCTAATGAAATACCCCAATCTCGGTTACCATCAGTTGATGACCTGCTACGCAGGTAGGTTTTACCGTCCCATTGAGTTTGGGTTTTGAAGTCGATATCGGTGCCAGCCTTGATGACAGAACCAACAGGCCTCTTATTAACAAGGTCATAAACATACAGATCAACTGCAGCCCTCATATAGCGCGGGTTGTCCATTGCAGCCCATGTTGGTCGTGTAGGTACTGGTGCTGGAGCTGGAGCGGGAGCAACCTTATTACGAACATTACCCCAATCGTCATCTTTGCTAACCTCCTTAGTTGCCGCAATTCGCTCAAGACGGTCGAGGTCATAATTACCAGGACAATTTGTTGATGTAAATTGTCGGTGTGGCACTAATGGAAGATAACCATATATACTACGTAACTGAGCTATAACCTCAGCAACAACATCATAATCTTCATCTCGACATCGAGGGTCGCATTCAATTGATATTGTATATGGGTTTGCCGAGTTGGTTGCCCATGATGCGTTTTCCAGGTCAATCAGACAGGCTGTTCGCCTACCTGTTCCTGTGGCCACAATGTGTGCAGAGCTACTACCGTTTGGACGGCATAGGTAGCTTACAACACCTTCGTATGTAGGGCCCTGGCTAGGGTCTCCCCACCAATGGATAGCGATGGCTTCAATAGTGCGTGGTCGCCCCCACGTTGCGTATACGTCTGCAGCCTCTGTGTAGTTTGGACTGTTCCATTGTGTTTGCCAATTAAATGCCATTATTGTTTCTCCTTTAACTTAGACAGCTCCTGCTCAAGAACTGCAATCTTTCTATTCTTTTTGTCAAGCTCAACTAGCAATGCATCAAGCCTGGCTTTTGTCCTGCTGTGGTCTTCACGCTCCCTATTGAGGTCATCGGTGAGGGTTGCGATTTGACGCTCAAGGTCATCTTTCTCGGTGCGCAGTTTACTAATCTCATCAAACAAGAAATCCACCTGTTGAATCAACGTCTCAACCTTTTTGTCTGTCGCATGGATTTGTGTAACGGACACCGCTTTATCAGCTGCATCACCGTCGGTCTTCTTATCTCTGAAAGCAACGATAAATGTAGCAGCTGCTGTAATGACTAAAGATATGGCAGTAATAACCGCTGCAATGTCTAATTTTACTGCTTCAATCATCGTTATTCCTTGTTTTTGTTTCTGTTTGTAATTGCTGTTTCTGGGTTAATGGGTGGCTCTAGTAGGATAAAGAACGCCCCAAAGGCGAGTATATAGTGTGCTATTATTGTTGATATCGGCGCTGGAGGTCCGTCGCTAAACAGTAGGTCCGTTAGCATTCCAGTCCCCATGAGCCCATAAAGAACCACAGATAATCCGATGCCCAGGCGAGCGGTTTTATATGACCACCTGGCCAGGGCTCCAGCAATCATAGCTCCGCACAGCAACCATAGTAGTCCAGTCAGCCAGTACGGCAATATGGTACACGCTGCATTGACCATAAATTTCCTGGGATACAGCAATATACTTAAACCGCTAACAAACGAGGCGGTGGCCACACCAACATGCAATCTCCATAGGAGTGCGTGGGTGGCCCTGAGATTGATATGTTTACTCATTCTTCGGTTCTACTCCTATTTTTTCTTATACGGCTCGCGTTAATGAACACCTGTTGCTCCAACTCTTTCTTTAGCTTTGGAGGAATCTCATCGTGCTTTGAGTAATAGTCAGACAGTGCATCACGCACTTTCTCGTTGTACTCTTTAGCAACCCGCCTTGCCCTGTTTTGATCACCCAGGGTTGCAGCATCACGAGCCTCCTCAAGAGCCTCTTTGCGACCCTTAACCTTATCAATGGCCGAGTAAAAGTCGTAGTATTGCTGCTTGAGTTCTCGAGTTTCCTGTGAATCAACCTTATCTGCCTGTTTGTCTGACAGCGTTGGGAAGCCATCTTTAATCCATTGACGACCAGCTTCTGTGGTATATTGACCGAATATTGTGGCGTTAATCACGCTGTTTTGGTCCATATCCTGTAGATAGCGAAGCTTACCTTTAGAGTTACGACTTGCGCCTGTGGTTGTTGATTCATAGCCCTCGACAGATTTCTTGAGCTGAGTACCAGCTGGAACAATACCAGACCAGTTATCCTCCCAGAACTTGTCAAAGCCCTTGCCCTGTAAGGCCTGCATCAACCCGGTCTTGTTCTTGCCGTCACCAAACATAAGTTGCACTAATGGTGATCGATAGATACCGTCACCACCCTTAACCTCTTTTCCGGTCAATGCGCCGATGTATGGAGCCACCTGGTCGTAGAACGGTATCCATTCTGTCTCACGCATCCCCATAATAGGCTTTAGTGTTTCGGTTAAAAGCGTTGCTACAGCAGCTGCCGCAACAATATTACCCGTTGCCTTAGCGTTTAGTCTGAGCTTACCATCTGCACCGCGCTCAACCATGCCCTTGGCTGTCCTGGCCATAAAGCCAGCCTGCTTACCGGTAAAGGTTGCAAGTTGTGTCAGGGAGCGAACGCCCTGTCCATTAAAGGCTAATGGCATATCAAGCTTAGATGTCATAAACTGAGTGTCTGTGGTTTTACGGATGGCATAATTTATTGCCTCTTCACCAACAAGGCCCATGCTCTTTGCCTTAGCTTTTGCACCCGCATACGCAGCCGCACGGAAGAATGTGTCAGCAGAGGTCGTTAAAGCAAGTAACGCGTTAGCGCCCGCAGAGGCAGCATTAGAGATACGCCCACCAGTGCCATTACCAGCTAATGCTCGTAATTCAGAGCTAACAAGACCGCCGTCAAATATACCACTACCTCGCAGCTCAGCCCTACCAGCCTTAGTGGATAGCATGCGAATACCGTCAACCAAGCCAACACTGGCCCATTTGGTGCCAATACCTGCAATAGAGTTCACAAGCTGTGACGACTGACGTATTGCAGTTGAAACAGACAGACCCATCGTTGCAGCAGCAGAAATCATACGCTGTGTTCCAAGCGCTTGAGCATAGTAGTTTTTTGGCTCACCACCAAACTTCTGAACAGCCCAGTTCACCATCTGGTTAACCATCACCTCGGCGTTACTCTTGTTTTGGCCCTTAACCTGTTTAATATAGTTGTCAAGGAAGTCAGCATATTGGGCTGCATTCTTAACCTCATCTTTAGCAAGTTTTAATTGGACAGACACATCATCAAGCTTCTTTAGTGCTGGCTCGATGGTTAGCTTCTCGTTGAGGCCTGAGGCGTAACTTGTTAGAACCTCCATCACATCACGGCTATACGTATCGGAGTTCGTTTTTCGGCTTTTAAGGTTGCCAAAGTTAATGTCTCCACTAGCCTTGACATCTCCAAAGAAATGCTTGTACAACTCTGAATTGTGTTCTTTGATGTGTGGGAAATAAAACTCTTTGAATGTGCGGAATCCCGCCTCATCAAGCAGCTCTTTCTTTTCATCAAGAAACTCTCGGATTAAGGTAGCTGCTTTTTCGTTTTCCAGGGATAGCGTACTACGCTTACCCTCAAGGTAATCAACAATCTGGTTGAGTTCTTCCTTGCTCTTTGGCAGAACCTCCTTAATTGCTTTGAGCTTCTCGACATCAGCCTTGTTCATGGCGTTGGCCTTAGCGGTGCCTTTGATTAGCTCAGAGTGAGGATCAAAACCAACATCTCGCAAGCCACCCTTCTCTAGCATCTGTGACGGTGATGTGGCGCGTGAAGCCGCCATTTCTCTATCACTTAGCTTCGCCACCGCATCCTTGGTTTTAGCAATCTGGCTTTCGGAGACGACCTGAGCAACCTTGTCACGCGCCTCAGGAGAGCGCCTCAGCTCTGCTTCTGGATTAGATGAGTTAGCCACGCGGCTAAGCTCAGCAGAACCATTGTCGAACCGCTTGGCCTGTTCCAGGTTATTAACCAGCCTTTCTCGTTGAGCCTTAACCTCAACTTCATCTGGAGCCCTGAACTTATCTGGATTATTGGCGATGAGCATGTTTGTGTCATCAACAACCTGCTTGCCCCGCTTGTCTAGTCGGTCTTTAATCTCGTTCCATTTCTCAACCTCTGGAAGGTCCTTTTCACGAATCATCTCTAGCTCGGCTAGGTCATCCTTGTACTGTGCATCAAGCTTTTGTCGCTCTGCTACGTACCGAGGCTCAGGCATTTGCTGAATTTCCTTTAATCGCTCATTGTATGCCCTATCCATATCAAGGTGAGCTTGATTGTATTTTCGGTCATTCATTAGCCCATCAAGCATGGTGTTAACCTTACCCTGGTCGTCCAGAACCTCTTGCGCGGCTGCCTTGAGTTCAACAGGCATATTCTCATTTGCAAAAATCTGAGAGACATGCTTGATGTCTGGCTTCATCGGTCGTGTCGCAGACTCAGGTATTTTACCCTCATCAAAGTCTTTAAGGGCTTTCTCAGCCCCCTTAATGTCGTTAGGCAGGCCGTTATCTAGGAAGCTAGCCTTGTCCTTCTGATCGACACGAAACTGGGCTTCATCGCGAAGCTCCTGGTAGCGCTTATAGTCTGCAGCTCTGTCTGCGGTGCGTTCACCCGCCTGAAACTGCTCTATCTGCCGAGCCAGCTCATCGTCGCTAATCTTGGAGAATTGTGTACCAGATGTTGGTGCTGTATTCTCTACATTAACCTTCCCGGCGGCACCGTCAACATTAGCAATATCTCCAGCATCGGCCTTCCCCTTTCCGTTCTTGATACGACCAACACCACGACCAATAGCGTAGCCGCCCATATTGAATGCGCCTTGTGTCACAGCAGACATTAGGCCCTGCTTCGCCCCCTCCTCGAAAGCTTTGCCTAGGTCTCCGGTTTCACCATATGTCTTTGCTGTACCTTTGACAGACTCAAGCCCACCAAATAATGCAGCGTCCTTAGCAGCCGCCTTGGCAGCATCCTTAGCTGTGACCTTAACAATCTCGCCTGCCGCGTTACGAGCAACAGAAGAGCCGGCTGTAGCCGTAACACCGCCCTTAAGGAGTGACGTCGGATTCGCAAACTGTGTAGCGTCCAAGCCAACCTCAAGGCCCTCGCCCGCTACCCGAGTGAAGTCTTTTATGTCTCCCTTGCCACTGGCAATCTTGGATGCTGCTTCATCAGCTCCCTTTGTGCCGCTAATGCTTTCGCCACGAATGTCTTTCTGCTCACGTATCATCTCACGCAAGCGTTCAGTGTTCTTGACATTCTCAATGCGACGCTTGGACTTCTCCTCTTCTGAGCCACCTTTAAGTTGGTTAGCAGCTTCATCTAGAAGAGCGCCACCCTGTACCGCGACATCGGCGACCTTACCGGCGCCCTGTTGCACACCAGCAACCATCTTACTGCCCAAATCACCAGCGCCCTCCAGAAGCTTTTGCCCCCAAGATTTCTTGTCCTCTTGCTCCTTCTTACGCTTCTCCTCAGCAACACGCTGGCGCTCCTTGGCCTCCTCGACCTTGTTCTTATAATCCTCTTCTTCCTTTTCTATCTCTTCAAGCGACCTTACATTCTTTATTGCGCCACCATAGATTTGCTTAAACAGATCTTCATCCACTACCGTAACTCCTTATCCATAATAATATTTCCAGCCCTTACTGTTAAAATCATTCTGAGCCTCTTCTGGCACATATTTCCAAAACTCCTTGGCGAATTGATGAGTATCTCCACCAGCGAGACGATACGCATCACGCGCCAACTGGAATGCGTTAGCGGAAACACCACCCTTAGAAGCTGCCGCACCAATAATACTCATAGCTGATTCATACGGAGATAGCTTCTTGGGCGCCTTGCCCGCCCTAGCAAGGGCATTCTGGCTTGCTGTGAAGCTACGCTGTGCTGCGGCCTGTCGCTCCTGGAATTGGCGCTGCTTCTCAGATTCTCGGGCTTGGAACTCCTGCTGTGCAAGCATTTGATTCCATGAATTGAGGTCACTCTGCTGCTTGTCGACGCGGCTCTGCGCACCAAGGCGCTGCTCCTTATCGATGCCAGCTAGCTGTCCTTGCAGGTTTAGATCTTCCTCATTCTGCTGGAAGTCTGCTTGCTGTAAACCCGGCAGGAACTTAGTTGATAAATATCGGGCCTGCTCATCCTGTGGTATGCCGCTAAATGAAGCGCCGCGTCCTGTGGCTTGGTTATTAATAGTGTTAAACCCCTCACCCCTAGCTGCATAAATTCCTGCACGCTGAGCTTCATATTTACCTGGTAGAGCTTGTTGCCTTTTTGCTACCATATCACGGCTTGCAGCATAGGCTGGATCTAAATCCCTCATCGCCTCGGCAAGTGTTTGTACTCTCGGTGCTGTCGCCATTTATATTCCTTTTTATTTATTCTATTGTTTATATAATATTTGTTGTAATTTTGTCAATATTTAAGCTGTATTTGGTGGTACGATATATACAGAGATTTTCATTTTCCATTTCGCCACTGGAACAGTTAATATCTTAGATGAATTATTAAATATCTTAATAGCTGACCTTACAGAACGCCCTGATTGTAATGCAAATGGAAAAAAATATATACCAACAGGGTTATGTCCACCCGCCTGTGATGTTGAAACCGCAAAGCCACCTTTTCTTATAGACCCAGGTTGTAAATTGCCTGTTGCGATACTAGAATGCACTTGTGGTAAACTAGGTACAATCCAAGAGGCAACAGGTGTCGAACGTGCATTACCAATATCATGATAATCTCCATAAATCGTCATAGACGCATTTGGAGCAATCTGCACACCTGGTGTAGTGAGTGTTTCCTGATAAGAACTAAGTAAACCATTAATAGTATAATCGCTATGAAATATGAAATCATTAGGGTTAATAGCCATATACCCTCCATATCAATTTAGATGGTGTATTAGTCGCACTAGATATAAGTTCGCCCCTATGGTTAATATATGCATTAGAATGTTTAGAAATAACTGTTTCACCCCCCCGTTGTGATTCTTCGTATACCAACCAATCATTATCTAATGTAATCCCAGTTGCTAGAACTTTTTGTCCAAAATCACCAGAAGCAACATTAGTAGCACCAGCGCTAATTTTTGGTGGATATTGGAAGTCGCTATAAAATATATAATCTTGTGGATTTGTTATCATAATTTAATACCAACTACCCTATAATAAACTTTAGTTATACCAGGTGGTGCTTGAAGAAATATTCTAATCTTACCTGAGTAAGAATGTGAACTAATGGATAGGTCTGTGCTAGTTCCAGTTCCATATCTTGGAGAATCCTCCGAATACCATGATTGGCCATCGACACTGACCGAAGCCTGAACCAACATTAGCTCTGAGGTATATGGCACCTCGATATCTACGTAGTTGCCGTTTGTACCAGTAGGGTAGACAGTGTTATCCTCTTTTACGAAAACAACCCTGTCAATCGTCCCCTCTGATAAAAAGTTAAAGTCTGTAGACTGTAGCGCCATATCACTTCTCTAATGCTTCTAGGACATCAACGCCCTTTTTTGAGATAGCCACAATATAGTTGCCTTTGGGCGCACGGCCGATGAGGATGCGGTTTTTACCGTCCTCATCTTTAATGACCTGTGTTCTGTTCTCCGACTCAATCTGACGAAACATGTCGTTCAGTGCGTTGGTCAGAGTTGACATATCCATGTTAGGTGTTAGCTGAATCGGGCTAATCATGATATTAAATCCGCCGCCTGGATAAATACCTTGCCTTTAAATGAAAGTTTATTTGGCCATATATTACCACCAGCTATCATAATTTTATTATCCCTAATTTCTCCAGAAACAACTAAGTGTCCAGAATACGCGCCAAAATATGTTGCAACAATAGATACATTATCAACTCTTCGCCCAACTGGTGGCGGAAAAGATACTAATTCACGACGACTACCATTACCACCAATAAGTAAGCCTTTTGAGCCAGGGTTACCATTACCGTCATATTCGCTGCCATCGACCATTGCTATTCGATTATAGGTTTTTATACCACCCATATCTGTTACTGTCCAGCCGTTATCATCAATATACTGTTTGATATCGAGTTTGTTTTTATCGATAGCCCCATTAGCAATCTTATCACCAGTTATAGCATTATCCTTTATATTAGAAGCATCCAATTTTCCATTTATCTCTTCATGGATTTTACCAAACCGCACATTAAGACTATTAGCAGAAGCCTCTTGTCCGTCTTCGATTTGTGTATAACTTATAAGACCCATAATAACCTCCTAAAGTCTTTTGGTTTTATATAAATATTGAGCACCCATAAATTCCACTCGATTATTAGCTGCCTTTCTAGCGACACGTAATTGCCAATATCTAGCATACCCAGAATAGCTTTGTTTTTTTGGTTTAAAGGATTTATTACCACCATAGATAGTACTATCTCCCCACTTAAACTCTCCCCACTTAGCGCCATTAGTTGTTAATAACTGCTCTTTAATTTTTGGACTATTCTGAAAATCCTTATCCATAGCAATCTGTATCTTAAATGTTGTATCTACACCTTGTAGGATTGGGTAAAACCGTTTAAGTTGTTTACGTTGCATTGGCGTTCCCATGCTATCATATTTAAGACGATACTCAAAGTCAATAGGACCACCTAGATTATTATAATCTTGCTCTGCCAGATAAACACAAGAAGTCTGAGAACTCAATTCTACAAGTTCCATATTGTCATCAGCATCTGTATAAGAAATCGCCCTATCTATATATAAATCAGTATCTAGTAACCATTCGCCAAGGTCTTTATCGTATATTGCACAGATATCGTTCACATTTGAAAATTCAGAAGCCATATAGAATCGCACCTGATTCTTCCACAATACTGGAGTTATTTCTCCTTTTTTAGGACATGCATCAAACAGGGGACTAATTAAGGCTGATATCTTCTTGTCGCTTGAGCCATTATGAATGTAAAAACCATCATTACCAACAAAATATATAGAGTTTTCATCACTAGTTACACCACGTCGACTTATAGCACCCTTATTACCAGTTGATTGTCGCAAATTAAAACTACCACGATCATATCCACTTAAAACATATTTATTATCTTGTGTAGTGATTATTAGTGAATCCTGGAAACTTGTAAGCGATGTTATTGGCGAACCATTAAATGGTCTAGGAATATACCAATAACTCACCGAAAGCCAGGCATGGTACCACTGCTCCCTTGGTGAGGTTGGATTAACTCCAGTTGGATCATAGGCAGGGTTACCTGGGTTCTCAGAGAATACAACTTTATCTGGCTCAGAAGCAACCACCCCCCACATCCTATCTTTATGCATAGTGATATCAGATAAAATAGGAAGCTGATCATCTACATAATACTCAACACCAGTATCGACAATCGACACGTCATCTAAGAAGAAATTCTCTGCTGTATTCTTAAACTGTAAGGTATTCACATCACTACCAGGTGTATAATACATTTCAAACTTTGCCCAAGATGACGGAGACGGCTTTGTAGAATCATTTATAGCTGTTGCCTGATTGTTTACAGTCATAAACGTTGTTGAATTGCCTACATTAGCTTTAGCCCAATATGTTATCTTATAGCGTTTATTTTTCAACAGATTAACGTCTAGACTAGCTCCACGTATTCCACTAGTGGCAGATAATTGAATGCTTGCTGGTGATGAATGATATTCTGTCGAAATCCTACTCATCGTTGTTCCTGATATCGCCGACCAGTCAGTTGTATTAACTGAAAATGAACCATTATTTACAATATTGATTGCAGTTGATTCATTAGTTCCATTCCATGAAGTAAGCTTATCATATCCGTTCACCCAGAATACCTTGTTATCACCATTAGTAAACTTATATTCTTTTGCAAGACTACTTAGACCAGAGATAATAGGCTTCATGTTTTTTGATTCATCTATGTAATACATAGTGTCGCCATATGCTATAACAGTAATATTCCTACCATTATCACGGTTAAACCTATAACCACCCTTATCTCGCATATCACTCGATACATATACCTTATAATTTATCGAATAATCTCTCTGGGTTGCAGTATCTAACGCTGAATTTGTTGAATAGGCTTTTGTGCCATCTACGGTAGTTGCTAAATCATAACTACCTTTACCGTCATCTTGGACGCTAAGAACAATCCAGTAGTATTCATTAGTAGTCAATTTAACTGCATTTATAAAACGCGCAGTCGCCCATTCAGGTGAGCTACCAATACTACCAGCTGGTATACATGTCTCAGATAGCATTTTACCTGGCTTATCATTATTGTTTGAGTACAAACAAACACGCAACGGAACTGATACTTCTTCAGAATCACTAACCTTTATGTCAACTCGAGTTAATCTATCGCTAGAGGTAGCCTTAAACTTTATCATATGTACACCCATTACAATGCCCACCTTAGCAATAGACATGCCATTAACACTATCATTCGAGATCATTAAATGTTCATTATTAGGGGCTATGTATAAACCAGGACCCTTACGAGAACTAACGGTTACACGACGATCATCAGCAGATTGTGCATACAATCGAAAGTTTTTTGAATAGGGTGTACGACCATCAGCAATAAGATCAGAAGAAGACATTAGGTCTAGCCCCTTTAGATTGATGACTGTCGACATTCTTTCTTTTCTGTTAGCCATTTATATTATACCCTTCGTTGTCTGTTTTTCATTATGATAGGACCATCAGCGTCACGGAATCCGTATCGATTTACAAGTTGTACCAGTTTAGATTGGTATTGAGCTTCGACTGATGCTGCTAGGTCGTAATCTTCATTACGTTCTAGGATTCGTCGGAAGGCACCGAGAACAAGAAGTTCTTCGAATTCCTCAGGTAGCTCTGGCACGTCGCTATCTTGAGTAAGTTTTACAGGACGCTTGATGTAATACATTGTCATTGTATAGTCATCGTCTGTAGGTGCGTCTAGTAGAATGTTGCCACCGTATAGCGTCCAGTTGTTTGGAGCTGATGGTGTAGCGCTGAGAGTGTCTGGGTGAGCTCGTATAAAGTCTCGCCAGTTGGTTTTCTTAGCGTGGAAATTAGGAACACCGGCAACGCTTTGGGACTGCATTTGTGCAACGTCACTAGGAAGTTTGAACATTGTTGAACCAGCAGGAATCGTTCCTTGGAAGATTTTTTCCTGAAATGGAAGTTCGTACTGATTGTAAATATCCCGTAGCGTGTCGTTCAGGAAATTGTCAACAATTTGTGGCTCAAACTCGTCGTCGTCCAGTTTGTCAACTATGACCCGATTGCGAAGTCCTGCTAGATTATAGTCCATTGTATTTCCTTTTACCGATTTATATTTGTTGGTATATATTGTCCAGAGTCTATCTCTGCGATTCCAAACTCACCACTAGTCTGATAGGTTGGCCGGATTGGTCCAGTTGTTGGGCTATCCGCTTCTTCGATTACTCCAGACCGATTGAAGTCAGGAATGTATCTACCGAAGTTAACACCAAGGCTATCCCAGTCAATAATAGCAAAATCGTTCGACTTGAGACGATGGATTGCATCATCTATAGCCAGCGTGTGCTTTTGAACAAGTACTACTAGGTCTGACTTGGTACCAAACACACCTGAGGCAGGCTGTCCGAGTAGAGTGAACTGTATAATGTCCACGTTATCAGATTTTGTAGTGTGGTTTGCGTTGTTAATCGTTAGAGTTTGAATTTGCTGTAGAACTAGGTTCTCGACACTATGACCATGTAGGGCATTATCGATAACCAGGTTGTGAACAACTGTAAGTGCTAAAGCGTCTACTGTATGGCCGTGTGTTGTGTCTGATACAACAAGCGGCTTACTCTCAACAATCACTATATTATCTGATATTAGCGAGTGCGATGTATTTGCTGCAGATAGTAGATGTTTTTGAACAAGTGCTACAACATTAGAGACAACTGAGTGTGTAGCATTATTTACAACAAGAGATAATCCGCTGATTAGAGCTAGGTTATCAGATGTTACAGAATGCGTTACACCGTTTACTGTCAGGTTAATATTGTACACTATCGCAGGCGATTCTACCGTTTGTGAGTGTGTCGTATTATTTACAGCAAGTTTGTGGACTTGTGCAATTTTCACTGCATCAACAGTATGACTATGTGAGGCGTTTGTGGCTGCTAGTGTGTGCTGTTGGACTAGAGTGATATTATTTACTGAATGACTGTGGCTTGAATTATTGATTGCCAGAACGGTATTTCGCACCGTAGGCATAATAATTTGTCCATAGCCATATCCATATCCGAGAACACTACCGTAGCCACCACCTTGCCCTGCTATAGGAGTAGAAGTTGGCTGCACATCAGACTCAAACATAGGTGCCGTATCACCACCAGTAGCTACACCGACTTGGTAATAGTCTACTGTACCGTTTGCTGTGTACGAACCCATACCCATATAGTGGTTACCGGTTGTACGGTTAGCGTAGGTTACTGTGAAAGTCCAAGAGCCAGGCTCTGCTGTGCCTTCTGGCCAAATTTTAACTTTGTGGTCCGTTCCGTTTTCTACTCGCCATCGTAGCCAATATTTTTGAAAGTTCTGCCAGTCATAGTTTGCGAACTGAACCGTTCTTCCTGCCTTATCATCATAAAGAATAAGTGATTTAACGTTAGCTGCCGGTAGGAATCCGAGGCTTAGTCCTTGGTTAGATGCGGTGTAGTCCCAAAAGGCGACTCCGTAGCTACCTGGAACCTGGACAGCTGTTAACACACGGAATAGCGTCAGTGTTTCTGTATCATTTCCGTGGTTATTCATAGCGTCAAATGCTACAAGGTCCTGTCCGTTACTCGACCGTTCGAATCGGAGAAACCGGTTGTTTGGGTCGTAATTGTCGGCAGTGACAGTTCGTACACCAGGACCTGCGGTTACTAGTGTATAGCCACCACCGGTAGAGAAAGAACCAGGTGGCAGACCGCTGAATTTATAGAGGGTTTTAGCCATCTAGTTTCCCTTCTTTATTTTACGTATTATTTTAGCTGGATTGTTATAGGCTAGGCTATTTGACATATTCTAGCACAAGACTAACCTCTGAACTACCCCAAGGATAACTACCAGAAATTACAATATTCGTTTGATCAATTGAGGTAACTCCTGATTGGTGCGTACCCTCAATATAAGGCAGTGCCTGTTTTATAAGATTGTTTGATAAAGTGCCGCCAAGCCGCATATTGCCATAATATTTTATTAGTTCCCATCTACTAGTTAAGCCTTGAATACCATGTGGCAAGCTTGATGTGCTATACCCACCATTCATATTTACTGTGCCACGCACGACTTTACGATAAATAGGACGACCATCAATCCAAACCCTTCCTGTATCTATCTCTGATGTTGAGTATACACCGTTTTCGTCATCAGCGTATGAACCTGCAGCAACAATGTCACCAACTGCAAATGATTTTGCTGTTGTGTCCTTTTGCGCACGAGTAATTGTAAGTGTGTCCGATGTACGGCCTGTCACCAGGACAATCTCGCTATTTCCTTGGGTACTCAGCTGCGTAGCTGGTGTTAGTGTTAGGTAAAAAGGAACCTTTGGCATTGAAGCTCCATAGCCCGATTGCAGCACTAGAGATGTAGCTTTCGTGTCGATAGCTCTACCAATAAGGCCGGTAGCTAGGTCTTTTTTATAAGCCATTAGTTATCTCCTTTATTAAGATGGGTTAGTTACTGTGATTTTCCAAGCTGGGATTGTTACTGTGTTACCAGATGTAAGTGCTTGAGATGTAACAGTTGTGACGTATAGAAGGTTGGTTCCGTCTACGATACATACGTGAGTAGCTGTACCGGATGCTGAGACGCTGATGTTAGCCTTTTGTGCAACCGTTACTTGTCGTCCACTAGGTGAACCTGCAGCTTTAGTGAAGTCACCAGGTATTAGAGTTGTGCTAGCTAGAGATGCTGCAAGTGCAGCTGTACGGTCAGCAGGCTGTGAAGTTGTGACAATAATTTGATTACCTGTTGCAACTTTGTCTAGTAGAGCATCGAGAACCGAAGTATTAGCCCATTTAGCCATTTGAATCTTCTCCATTCAGGATGCTATCTTGAACATCCAGAGTTATGTTAGTTTTGTTTTCTTCCATGTCATTTCCCTTCGAAGAAGCTTTGATATCGTAAGCTCCTTTTTATAAAAATGACCTCACTCCCCGTTATGGAGAGGAGGTCATTCACTTAGTTATATTGGACTACCCAGATTAGGCAGTTCGTTTAATAACGACACCGTGGTCAGGGCGGAGGACCTTAACGCCGAACAGCTCTGAAGCAACAACGTCATCTTGGCCCTTTTTGTAGTCACGACCGAACTCAATCATTGGAACACTCTGGGTTGCACCGATGATTGCAGAGCGATGGAACATCAGGAATTGGTAAGCAGGTTTAGCGCCAGTATCTTTTCCGATAGTATTGGTTACGTAAACAGGCATACCGTAAATCTCACCAACGAATCCATTCTTGCTCTTGACAAGACCACTCTCACCAACTTCTTTGTAAGCGGTAAACTGAGGGATCTTACGCAAGTCAGCACGACCAATACCGTTAACAACGATGAAGCGGTCGTCCTCTGGCACGTTCTTCATGTCAAGAACAGCAGCAGCATCAACAATCTTTTCAAAGGTCAATGCAGCACCTGAATCAATCGGAGCGTTCGTAAATCCAGCAACGGCTTTCTTGAACACCTCAGCATCCTTAGCACGGTCAAGCCAGCGACTTAGTCGAGCCTGAACAGGTGAACGCAATTCATACGCACTCTGTGCTTTCAGGGCGTCTTGGATACCGACACCGTGACGGATGTAGCGATCGATGAGCAAGTCAACAGTCGTTACATCAAGGTTGTCAATTTTTACGTCAGTACCGACGGTGTAGTTAGTAGCATAATCTGCGTCAACTTCGCCGATGAATGGGATGTGCAGTGTGTCACCCTTGCTTGAGATTTCGCCACTATAGCGAGAATCAATCAGCTGCCACAGCACTAAGTTGTCAAGACGGTTGTCAGCGAGCTCTTTGGACCACAACTCGGGGACAAGTCGCTCAGAGAAACCGACATCAGTAGTACTACCAACAGCACCAGTGCCGACGGTAGGTTGAATTTGGTTTGCAGCCATTTTGTTTATTTCTTTCTTTTTATATTATTTATTAGTTTATCACTAGCGTAAGCCAGCCTCCTGAAGAAGCTTGATATGCTCTGGGTCTCGCGGATTGTACACATTCGTGAGCCACTCAGCAGTAATCTGTGGCTTCTTAGGTTGGCCACCCTGCACAGCGTGGGATTGTGGAGCCCCACCTTGCAGTTGCTTGTTAATAGATTCCCGCTCCTCTCGGCGAATTGCTTCAACGTCAACGCTTGCGTTGGTGTTCGCACCAGACCGTAGACGGGCCATGTCGTATAGCGTACCTAAATCACGTGAGAGGGTCTTGGCATACATTCTAGCTTGTTCTTCTCCAAACTGTGGTGTAAGCTCTGCGACTTTCTCGTTAAGTATCTCAACCATCACAGGCTCTAGGGATCTATCACGATTTTCACCCTGCCAGAATTGATTGACACGGTTTTCGTATTTAAGATTCTCGACTTCTGCTTTTAAGCTTCCGTCGCCCAGATCCTCTGTTGCTTCAGAGATACTTTTATTGGATGTAGCATTACGATATGCCCTCTGGTTGTCGTGGGCGAGTTTCAGGGCACGCTTGACGTCATCGCTAGCAGTTTCAAGGTCAAAGCCCTGAGCTTTAGCGAATTTAGCAAGACCGTCATCAGCTTGAGTAGTGCCGCCCTGTTCATATGTTTGTTTTTGTGTTTCAGTGTTTTGCTGGGCGGTGTCTTCTGATACTGACCCTTGCGATTGCTCACGAGAGTTAGCATCCTGATTCGATTGTTCCGCCGATTGTAGTTGTTCAGTCGTTTGTCCAGTAGGCTCATTAGAGGCTGGCGATTGGTCAATGCCCTCGGTAGGGGAATTATTCATCTAGGATACTCCTTTGGTTTAGTAATCTATTATTTCTGTGATTGTGCAACGTTGGGTGTTGTAAAATCCTCAACGTACGTTTTTACTATATCACATCCGACGCTTCTTTGCAATAGGTAAGCGTACTTTTCTGGTTCAAAATCTAATTGCAAGTCTTCCTTACCGTTAAATGTAGGTACATGACGATACACCTCAATTGGCCCTGAGGCCATCACAGAGTACACTTCCTTTTGCAATTCGATGAATTCTATGAACCTTTGATAGGCAAGGGTCTTAGAAAACCCCTGCCATTCGTTACGAATTTGTTCATGTTCTGATAAAACTTTATCAGCCATTTTTACTCCTTATCTCGGCCGTGAACTGGCATGTAGCGTTGTGCTAGGTTGGTCAGCTCGTATCCGCCTTATGTTGTTTTGCGATGTGTCTGCTCCGCCACCGCCCTGTGTGCCACTCTGCTGTCGTAGACGAGCAGGGGATAACTGTCCTGATGGAGACCCCCCACCATCACCAGACATCAGTGCCATAGCACCAGGCGTCATCACGGTGTCAGCTTGTGTTAATGACGGGTCAACAGGTTGGCCATCTGGGCCCATAACAGGCTGCGGCGCCGTAAGCATCTCTTCAATATCATCATCAGATAGGAACTTACCAAACAGAACTTTATATTGCTGACGCAAGAATGCTTCCTGGTTAACAAGTGGATTACCCAGGCTGAACTGTGCGGCGACCTGCATAGCCTGTGACAAGGCGGCAGTTTCTGCGTCCATAGTGGCCTCTAGGACAACACGTGGCTCATATTCGCCCTGGTATGTCCCTGGGTTATATGTCTGCCATTCCACACCCTTTTTACCAACGATACGTACAGCGGTCTGTGTATCAACAAAGATCTGAATCATCTTGTAGATAATACGAGCTAGCTGCGCAAAGCCCTCGTCCTCTAAGTTCTGAACCTTTGTTGTAAAGCGCATAGAGGCCTGCTGCAACTGAGCCTGAACCTCTGTGGCGGTTGTGCGGCTAAACTTCTGGGCAACACCCTGCACGGCTGCATCAGCACCAGTTGCATTGCGCATTTGCTGACGTAGGCGTTCGATCTCACCGTCTGCCGATGGACTGATGTCATTCTTTTCAATAGGCGACAATGCACCCTTTGGAATTGGGAACACAGCACCCGGACTTGATTCAATCTGCTCTGCCATATGTTTGAACCGAGGGTCAATCTGCCACATATTATTTAATACATAGGCAACATTGTCTCGTTTCTGACTTGCAGTATCATTAAGAGCCTCCTGTGTCGGCAGGATAACCTCAACATCACCACGTGCAAAGAACAAGCTGGAATCGACATAGTTACGCAAAATAGCAAACGGCAAGAATCCCTTTATCTCTGGCACCTTGTGTTTGCCCTTGATTACCTGGCCATCAATCTCCACCTCGGTGTCGATAGTCTGCTCCGCCTTATGATATGGATTCTCGCCATCATAGATAACTGTGCCGCGGTTGGCAATCATAACTTTGCGATATTGTGTATAGTAGGTAATAACCTCAACCTGCTCAGATATCGCATCCCTACCAAACGTTGAACCAATAAACAATTCCTTGCGGTCTTTATCTGTTTTGTCATTTTGGGAACCAGCAGAAACGGCGTCTAAGTTCTTATATTTGCCCCTGACCTTACCAGTGGTTGGGTCAACCTCTTTTTCCTCTTTAAGCTGTTTAAGGCTAGTAAGGAAGCGGTAACCTGCGTAGCGTGGGTATCCTGGCTCTTCTGGTCGATTCATGTGAGTTGCTGCTGGATCAACAAAGAAGTCTGATAATGGGATATTTTGAATTAATGGTTTACCATCTTTCCAACTAACCATGAATATACCGTTACCGTAAACAATCATATCACCGACCCAGTTCAGCATCTTCTCGGTCATATTATTGCAGGACCAGTAAAAGTCAACTAAGGCGTTAAGTGTGGTGGTATCCTGCTCTTGCTCTTCAGTTAATGGTAGATATTTGAACTTAGGTTTTGTACCCGCGATGGCGGCTTTCAAACTCTCCACAATAGCAAAGGTTTCTGGTACGAACTCATTAGCCACACCAACATAACCCTGCCTTGTCCTGATACTGTTATAGGCCTTGAAGCACTCAGACCAAACACCCTCATATCTATTTGAGATATAGGCACGTGCCTTGCCGAAGTCTTTCATAACCTCAGCAAGAACATTCTCATCTTTTTGAGCCTGGTCTGCAGGTGTGAGTTTCGGTGTGCTGTTTTTATTTTGTTTGCTCATTTATTTATCACTTTACTCTTTTTAGTTTTCTTCACAACGTTAAGCCCATGTACATCATTGTCCCCCCATGGGAATAACTGAAATGCGATAGCCTTAGCCATCACTGTGTCATCATGCTCACCCTCTTCTGCGTTCATGCGCCCCCGGTCATCCCGGACAAACGCAAATGCCTCATTGACAAACACTGTATCAAGGTCCTTGTTTATCCTCTCACGAACAATCTTGATAAGGTCGTCAATCATAATCCTCTTAGTGCGGACATCTGTCTTCCAACCAAGGTTAGATGTTGGCTCCTCAAAGTCCTCATCATACCCCCTATCTCGTTTATAGAGATTGGTGTAAAAAGTGTCCCTTAGCTTCTGGATCGTTGTGAGACCATGGTTGTTAACCTCGACACCCACTAAGGCGTAATTGTAATAGGCTCCGAGTGCACCAACGATTTCTCCGAACTTGTCCGGGTCGGTGTGTCCCCGCCACCTTGCAACCGTTTGCATTGTGGAGACGTCAACCACCTCTGCCACAGAATAGTCGCCTCTTTTGAGACCCTCTGCGACGTCCCCGCCGATGACATACTCATGTCCAGGCTTTGGGTGGACCCATATTTTGAGCGGAGCTTTGTATGTAAAATCTTCTGGTTTTTCGTTTGGTTCGAAAGGAACTCTTTCCAGTGTGTATTGCTCATGTAGCTCTCCTGGGATTAGCTTGTAATATTCTGTCTCCTCAACCGGCTGAGCATCTTTCTCCATCTCCTGTAAGGACAATGTGTTAAAGACGTTCTTACCCGAGGCGATAAATGCCTCTTGCCAGGTGCTTGGATACTCCTGAGGTAGACGCTCTGGCGTTGATTCAAAGTTCTTAGCCTTGCGTCGATAGAAATGAATCTTCGCCGGGATGTGCGCAGGGTCAACATGAATCGTCTGGCCTGCAACGGTGTGTCCTTTCTTCATAAGATCAATAAGGAAATCCTCATACTCTGTCGTTTTTCCCAGCGGGACATCAAAGTCACGCTCATAGGTGTCTAATATCCACCAAGGGAAAAAGAATGGTTCAAAGTTGTTGAGGCCCTTGACAGCGGCAACAAACTCTTTGTGAAAGTAATTACCTCTACCCTTTGCTGTGCTTTCTAAAAATATCATGGACGGCTTATCCATAACCTGTTCGTCTGGAACGGTTTCGAGCAGAGAAGCGACCAACTCTTCACCGTTCTCCCACTCGCCAAGTTCGCTCCCGTGAAGTAGGTTAATGGTGTCAGAACGTCCTGCGGCCTTGTTCCCGGCTGTGGCAGTCTTGATAGAGCTGCCCAGACCGACCTGTTTGCCGGTGTCGTCAAATCGCTCAAATGACAAGTCTGTTCGGGTATTGTATCTAACCGACGGCTTAAATAGCGGATTGGTGTTATCATAATACCTGCGGAACATCATGTACAGGTTCTTGGAAGAGCTCTCTTCGTGTCCAATAATCACTGAGTTGATGTTCTTGTTTGTTGATGTCCACCAATAAATAATAGCCTCTACGGCCGTGCTTAAGCCCATCTGACGGGCTTTTAGGATAATAGCCTTAACTGGCCGCTTCTCCTTGATACAAAGCAATACATAGTCGATAAGCACCCTCTGGGGTGTATTCGGCACAAATGGAATAATCCGAGAATGCTTATCTTTAATCTTCAGGTTGTTTTTACAATATCTATAGAAGTCTTTACGAATCTCAAGAATTTTATCCAGCTGTTCCTTATTAAGCTGTAGGTTCTCCATCGACTTCGTTTTCCTCTTTATATTTACGCAGTAACAAGTTAATCAATTTTGACTTGTTCTTGAGGCCATCATAGAATTCCTTGTTCTCTGGCCACAGATAAATCTGTCGTTTATTCTGGTTATACATATCATTCCTCACTCTTCATTGTTTTATTTACAACATTGACCTCATGCACCTCTAACGGTGAGAAATCAATTGCTAGCTTCTTCCCGTACGCTGGACGCACAGGAGCGGCGCCACGGCCACGAGACACACTCTCAAACTCCATCCAGGCACGCTTCTTATAAGCCTTGATAAGCCTGTTGCGGAAGCTCTTACTATTCCCCGCAAAGCGTTCATTAACCAGCCGCTTAAACTCACCAATACCAAGTTGTGTTGGTATATGATGAATAGGTCTGGTCAATTCTAATGCAGCTTCTAGTCGTTCTTCAAACATATCAGCCATCTAGCTCACCATAGCGATGCTCATCAACGGCCTGGATAAGGCGACCAATCTCGGTCTCAATATCCTCATCAGCTGTGACAACAACACCGACCTTTTTATCTCCATCGGTCACAACTAAGTGAACTCCGTAGCCGTATTGCTCTGTGTACCAATCATATTTACGAATCAGCGATGAGGCAACCTTTTGTACATCAGCCTCTTGTAGAACCTGTTCCATATCATCCTCTCTTTTATTATTCTAATTCTTGTAATGCCTGTTCCAGCCCCACATGAGCTGTGACCTGCTTTTGCACAAACATACCCTGGTCTGTACCCAACAACTTGGCTGCTGCTATTCTATCACTTGCCTTTTCATATTTAGACAAAGCGATGTCCTCTAAGATAGACCTAATATGCTCAACATTCATTGTTCGCATAATTGCCTTAGCACTCTTAACCCATTGTAGGGCCAGGGAATTGCTCATAATATTCCGAGCATAACTTTCACTATACCCGGCCTTGATCGCTGCCTGGTAAGAGTTAGCATAGGTCTCTTCTTCATTGGGGTCCATGTAGTAGCGTAGCCAGTCAAGCTGTTGTTTTGAAGCTGTCCATTGGTTTGGCTGAACCGGAGTTTCATCCTCTCTGGTTGCCAAGACCTCGCGCTTACTAAACTTCTTGCCTTTTTTCTTGCCCATGCTATAACTATAGCATACTTTATTCATTCTGTCAATACTTTTGTGTTATTTTATACAACATTTTTTAGCAGTGGATGTTACCCCCCC